GAGTTAGGTACGTTGAATAAATTCTCAAATGCAGAAATAGCTCGCTGATTTGGCAAAAACATAGCCAATTCATTTCGAGTTAACTGCTTTACGTCAAATGCCATATCAAACCTTTAATGGCTCAAGTCGCACTTCTAATCGCGCAACAGACAAGAATGCGTCACTTGTTCCTCGGAATTTTTGAACTCTCCAGTCGCCAGAATATCCGTTGCCAAGCCAAAGAATTCTTTTTGCCCGATTTCCTTGAGTTCCGGCTTTAGCAACCTTTTCTACACTCCAGGTTTCTCCGTCTCCGGAATAACTAGTCCATATAGATGAGTCCACCCCGATCTTAGATCTTCCATTTAATGTAATTAGCTCCAGCTCATGGAAAATCATTCCGCGAGTTTCATTAAATATAATGTTCGTTTGAAATTCCCATCCAATTTTTTGGCCCCAATGAGAAGAGAGAGTTTCTGTAAGAATCCCTAAAGCTGATGACTGTGGGTCACCAACAATCCATTGGTTGTAACACCACACTAAATTTCTAGCCCGATACTGGGCAAACCCAACAATTGAAGTCGTTGCGTAGTACCAAGCTGGAGCTTCTGTGATCTGAGATGCGCCGGCATCAAAAATTAAAGTTCGATTCGGAAGATGAATGTATAATTGCCTTAATCCAGCATTAATTCGCGATTCAAGAATTGCTGTAGACAACTCCTCTTCAGTGTATTCAAGTAAGTTTTGATCTATCTCTCGACTGCTTATTTTTTGAGCTACCCCAGATGATACTGCGTACACTGCAGGAGCCTCATTTCTTCCGCTTCCTAAAAATGCGATAGTTTCATTCCAGAAACAACAGGCATGAGTTCCAATAGCCCCTCTTTGAACCTGCGCTCCTGGGATGCGCGAAAATGGAAATAGTGATCCACCAATATTACTAAACACTTCAATAGTGTGTCTTCCTATTGCATAAGCCTCGTTGCGAACTTTTAAAATTCCAACAATCGGATCTGGATCAGTTTCAGCAGATCCATATTTCAAAGGATTAACTGCAAACGGATCATTCAACTCAGTGACAACTAGATATGTTCCATCTGTTGTCATAAAGTAACCGTCGATGAACAAAACGTCTAGAACGTCTCCGATATCAGTGTCGGTTACCTGTGCAAGTTGCGTTCCATTGTAAAGCCATAGCTTTTTGTCTGAAGCAATTGCCAACCATTCAACCGAGTAATCCATACTTACTCGGTCATCTGCAGTGCCTCCTACATCTCCTATGACGGTGATAACAAAGTTTTCATCAACGCGGACAAATTTACTGCCCATTACCCTGTAACAAACCCCATTCCAATTGATGCCTCCACGATCAATTCCAGGGCCATCATTCATGTGAATGATCCCATCCCCAGGGCGAAAATATCCCTCGGAAATGCCGGTTTTCTTTGGAAGCGGCACCATGTTACGCGGATAGCCGGTCCTAAAATTGGACGACTCGTCCGCGTAAATCCCGTTTAGGATTGGAACTTGCACGTTTTGGAGAAGGTTGCGGCTTTGGCTTTCCCTTAGAAATATTGGAAGGCTTCTTTGCCATAACTACACTTTAAATGCCACATCTTCAAGCTCAAGACCTTTTCGTAGAAACACACCAGAAAACGAATCTCCACGACATCCAGATTCATTTAAGCTCACCACAGTGCCGGCTTGGCCGATCCACGATTCAAGCAGTTCTTGCGTCAACGCCTGTGGGTGCCCCTCATAGGCCGGAAAGTTGATCCATTCAAAGATGCGAAGCACCGGCGCGGCTTTCAACGCATTCTGGATGATCTGCCCTGGGTCATCAACGTGTTGCAGGCAGTTGTAGATCCACACCTCGTCAAAGCCCTCTCCATGCCAGTCCTCGCCGCGCATCTGGACATACTGAATGCCTTTAGCCGCGTAGCGAGACAGTACCCAGTCCGGATACCCTAAAGGATCAACGACGATTGATCCGGCGCCAAGACCAACACTTTTTAAAAGCATCGACACAGGACCACCACCAATATCTGCAATCTTTTTACCTGCTGCGCCAAAGCAATGGTATCCTACAGTGAGGTCCATTAGGCGTGCATAGACAAACTGCTTCCGCTCCTCGTCCATCGTGTTTGTACAATCACCCCAAAACGTCTTCTCGAAGTCGTTGGGAGTCTCCACCACTGCCGGAGCGTAAAGGGGCCTATAATCGAGCCCTGCACCCGTTAATGGCCGGTTGTGATCTTCGTACCAGCCACCGGCATTCATCACATCAGAGAAGTCATCAAACGCTCGCTCAAATTTAGGACGCACGGCATCGAGCGAAAAGTTTACACGCGCAAACTCAACCATTCGATCTCTCCGGACTGTTGGCACTAATCGAATTGCTCGAAGCACATCTCCCATTGTATCGCACCTGAACCCATTAACTCCATCCACGATGTATTCGGTCATTGCACCAGCATTGGATGTAATTGGCACACATCCTGAAAGCATCATCTCGATTGCAGTCCCACCAAACGGTTCCCAGTAAGTGGACATTAAAAATCCAAAGGCGGCTGAAGAAAGCAACCGAAGTCGTCTTTCTGTATCGGCATAACCAACATATCGAACATGATCCGGCCAACGATCCAATCCAATGTCCTCAGGTCCACCCTGGCCGGCTACAACCAACTCAATTCCCAATCTCGCACACGCATCAATAGCAATGTGCAATCCTTTGTTTGTGCCAATTCGCCCCAAATAGACGGCATATTTTTGCCGAATCGGATTGAAGTAAAAATCCCGTGTATCAAAGTAGTTTGGAACAATCCTCCAGTACCATTTTGGATTACAGTACTGTACGCCGGATGTGCCAATAAATGCTGATTTTAGCGGGTAACTTTCGTAACACCGAAATGGCGCGAACGCCCATCCACATCCGATCCCAGGCTCAACGATAATCAGATCAGAGTCTTTGTTAGCAATGTCACAAGCCCCCTGTGTTGTCCCCCAAAATGCCAAAACAATGTCGCCGCGTTTTTTGCGTTTTCTGATCTCTTCTCCAGCATTTGCGTTGTACGTTTGAACACAGACATCATCACTGCTGTACTTAAAGAACTTTCGCTTGTCTTCTTGCTTTCCATATGCTGCCTCTTGAACCTCTGTTGTAATTACGGTAACGTGTTCATGCGCGTCAGTCTGTGAATCTGGATGCCCGTAATGAATGGTGCGGTACTTGGACGAGTTCTTGAACATCGTCAAGAATTTACGCACCTTCTGAGTGAAGGCGCACGCCATGTACTCGGCGTTAGTTGCGGTGTGAGGTACAGAAAGACAGTGTAGCTGGATCATGCGTGACCTGGTCTACACTACCACTAGCGTGAACGCTAGAGGTTTTTTACGATGTTTACAATTCGGCTATCGTTCTCTACCGCTATAAACTCATGTTCTTGATTAGCCGGTAGATCCAACACCTTACCACACTCAATATCCTGTGTCCAGTTTCCAGCCGTAACACGAATCTTGCCCTTTGCCACAATAGTGATGTGTGCCGTCTCATCAGTGTGAGAGTGGCGCGGCAGAATATCCCCCACGTTTGGAAAGTCGTAGATTGCTGCTTGCAACTTTCCAAACGTGTAAGGTTTGGATCTTACAATCATATCACTGTTGGATCTTGCGAAGGAGATTTTGCTGGCATAACTAAATCAACTACTGGAATTAGTACAAATTGCGTACCATCCCATGTGTGGGTTATCGGACTAACGTCATCTGGGCATGGCACCCAGAATAACGCAGGTTCAGTTACGGGAAACACCACTTCAGCGGTCTCGCAAAACCGATAAGGTTGTTCAGCGTCAATTGTAGATATTAGTGCAAACATAAAATATTACCATTCAATAACAACTACTCCTTGGCGACCAGCTCTACCAGAACCCCCCGCAGTTCCCCCTGCTCCTACTGTGATTGAGTTTGTGTAGGTCTGACCAGCAGTTACTGGGACACTATAAACAGCATAACCACCACCACCACCACCATAGGGAGTACAACAAGGTCCTGATATAGGTCCTGATGATCCAGACCCAAATCCTGTGCCTGCAGTATTAACTATACCAGATCCCGCATAACCGTTACCTGGCGCAATACCACTACTATTACCATTACCAGCACCTCCACCAATACCAGCCGCTCCACCACCTGTATCACCTCCTCCTCCCCCATAGCCGCCACTACTACCTGTTCCATTTTGACCTGAACCTAATGCTGCTCCGGTTCCCGCGCCCAATCCAACACTAGGAACTGCGGCTACAGATCCTCCAGCTCCTCCTCGAAGACCAAACGTACTATTATAAGTTGTTCCTCCACCTCCAGTAGCAGTAACTGTAACTCCCCCCACACTACATGTGCTAGACCCTCCAGATCCTGCATTAGGAGTAGTAATATTCTGACTTCCGCCACCGCCACCGATAACCGTGATCATTAGATTCGTTACACCAGCAGGTACTGTGAATGACTGGTTTGATCCAACCGTATCAAAGATCTTAATGCCTCCTCCTCCTCCGCCAGAAGCACCAGAAGCAGCAATTGTGATCGACCCAGCCCCATTGGTCACCGTAACACCAGACCCAGCGGTAATCTGCGCCAGCGTGTATCCAGTGCCGTTACCGATTGGGATTTGCCCGTTGGATGGGTTAGCAGTAAGGCCCGTACCGCCTTTATTTACGCCAACGGTTGCGAGCGTGGTCGCGATAGTACCGGCCTGGCCCTCCGTAGTGGGCGTAGCCGTCGATCCGGTAACATCACCTGAGAGAATTACACGGCCTGGATCAACGACTGCCCCAGATTCGGTTTTGCAGTACAACCTACCGGTGAATTTATTTTCGGCAAGTTCACCCGTTACGAGCGCACCCGCCCCAGGTGCAGTTGCAGATCCTGCCGTTGCGTTTACTTTTGGGATTAATGCTGCCATAATGTTTGACCTTTGTT